TCTTCTTCAGAATCATCGACCATTAATTCATAGATAGGTTCTTGACCGTTTTGGTTTCCCTTTTCCATATTAAATCCATCATTAACCATTAATTCATAGTTAGTTTCGTCTTCATCTTCTTCTTCAGAATCAAAGTCAAATTCTTCTTCAGAATCAAAGTCAAATTCTTCTTCTTCGAAGTCATCATCATCATTGTCATCATCGTCATCATCAGAAAAATGATTACTTCTCATAGGTCCAAAATCTTCATCTTCATCTTCTTCAGAATCAAATTCGTATTTAAACTTATCTTTTTCATCACCAAGATCATCGTCATCTAAATGTAACTCATACAAAACACTTTCGTTTGTTAAATTTGCCATTTCATTATTATTTAAATCACTTCCCATTTGTATTAAATATTCAGAATCATTATCATTATCAGTTAAATGGAGATATCCATTATCCTTTTTAACAATAATTCCATCTTCATCTCCCATAGCTCTAAATACTTTTAAAACTTCTTCGGGTGATGCTGTTGTCATATCTAATGGGGGGATTTCATGATTATCACTATCTAAATCATGAATATCAGTATCTTCTACGTCATCTTCATCATCTTCTAGATCTTCTTCATCTTCTAGACCTTCTTCATCTTCTAGGTCTTCTACATCTTCCAAATCTTCTTCTTCTTCGTCTTCTACGGCTGGTAGCTCGTCTTGTTCATATAAAGATTTTTTAGATTTTTTAGAACCAACAATTGATTCTCTAACTAATTCACTGATTTCTTCCTTCATTGTAGAAGCAAGTATTCCTTTTGCGTTTTCACTTATGGCGTTTTCAAGTGACTTCATTTGCAATAAAGCCTCTTCCACTACCGATTTTTTGTTATCCATACTCATTTTAGTTCAATGTGTTATGTGTTTATTTATACATAAATACCTCAATACATTAAAAAATTTAGTTTTTATTAAAAAAATAAATAAAAACGCAAAAAAAAAGGGAGTATATTTACCCCCCATTCATTTTTTTAATTAAAAAATTATTCAATTACCTCATCAATTCTACTTTCAACTATCGCAGTTATTCTCCAATTTTGAGAATAATTTTCATATACTTTAGTTATTTTAGCTTCAACATCTGTTGGGGAAAACCCCTTAACTAACTTTTCTTCTTTAATTTTTTTTACTTTACCTGTAACCTCATCAATTGTGTCGGTAGTAACTCTTGATATAAAATATTTCTCGTCCATATATTAATTTTTTTATTTATCTAAATAATCGTTTAATCTTTTCATTAAGTCAATAGACTTACCCATACCATTATTTAAATTTTCATCTTTACTTTCATCTATATTTTCTTCGTACTTAGCTCTATCGTCTTTATTTACATATAAATAAGCTCCAGGTGTTGATGGGGATGATACTAAGTCGAAACAAATTAATTCAAAATCATCTTGAACTTCATTTTTTTCTCCAGACTTAACCAAAGAACCAACACCACGAGAAGAAACCCCCATGGTAACCCCCTGCCTCATCATATTAGCCGCAACATCACCTTTTGATGATACAATACCTCTTTCGTGAAAACCTGGTGTAGTTAACAATTTAATCTTACCCATTAATACATTATTTTCCCACCATACTTCAGTTATTAAATGAGATACCCTATCTAAATCAACCAATGAAGATTCTGGATGGTTTAATTCTGAAATAGACATTCCTCTATTTATGATTTCTTTATACTTTTCAGCTTCTCTTTTTAGTATCTTTTCAGGGTAAACTCTTCCATTTCTATTTGGTACTCCGTATTTTTGTAGTGTAGCATAAAAGACAAAAGGTTTAGAATGGTCTAATTGACCGTACGATTCTTTAATTACATGACTATTTCTAATTTCGTTTGGATTAAGTATTCCAGCATCCCATTCAACTAAAATTCCTTTACCTGTATCATTTGGTCCTAATATTTTCATAATGTATTTTACAATAAATATTAGATGGATTCGAATTCTTTAACTTTTGTTATACTTAATATGAAATATTTTGAATTTTTTAAATCATCATGGTATACATACTTTAATATATTTTTAATTTTATCTCTTAATAATAATGATTTAAAGTCTAATGTTTTGTTGTGAACGAATAAAGTTATTTCAAGATTTAAAAAACTTTTTTTATTTTTTTGTATTCCACTTGTCCTTAAATCAAGATCCACTATATGGTGTTTTTCAAACGTAGTGTAATCTAAAACTTCTAAAAGTGTGTATTTTATTTGTCTTTTTATTTCACCAATAATCTTATTCCAATTTTCAAACTCGTCTTTTGGTTCAATCCATGTTTGGATTACAAGGTATATTGATTTTAACATTTTTGAGTCAACAGTACCGTAGTAACATTTTGCATCATCAAAAATATTTAACTTTGATGTTTTTCCTTTTTTCATTAATCATAACTTAATAGTTTATTGTTTAATGAAAATATAGGTAAATAAATAATATATGTCAAAAATTAAAAATCCTTAAAGATTTTTATTTAACATTCTAAGTTTATATAGGTTGTAATGGTCAGATTTAGACTCATTAATTTTTTTAATTGTATCAGAAATAGTCACTTTAAGTTCGGATTCTGTAGATTCGTTAATTGATTTATTTAAGTTTGAAATTACATTTTCTTTTAAAGATTTCATTTCAGTTATTATTTCTGAATCAGTTAAAGATATAATATCTTTTAAATATTTCATGTCCGATTCGTTAATATTAGAAAATTCTCTATTAAGTGAATCATTAGCTATTTTTAACATTGACGATAGTGGTAGGTTAACCGATTCCTTAACGTCTTTATTTTCTTTAGACATCAATATTGTTTTAATATTTTTTTTTGAATTTAAATTAGACTCTAAATCTTTAATTGACTTACTATAAATAATATTATCTAAATCCTTGTAGTTGTTTTTATTTTCTTTAACTATTGAGGATATCCATTCACTAATATTATTAATATATTTTGGATTATTCTCAATTAATATTTGAGAATATTCTATAGACTCGTTAATGTAATCATCAACAATACTACTATCAATACCTTTACTTGCGTAAAGTTCGTCATATATATAATATATTTCAGAAATGTCTTTGTTTTCTAAAATTATACTATTAAAATCTTTAATAAACTTTTTAAAGTTCTTTTTTCCGTATAAATCTACAGAAGCTTTTTCTATTTTTGTTTTAATCGCGCCAAAAGTATTCATATATGTTTTTATTATAAATATTACTTATTCAATAAAGATTTCAATTTATCATCAATTTCTAATAAAGAATTTCTACCTTTTGATAAATCCATAAAATTTGATCCATTAAATAGTGTTTCTTCTAGTAATATATTTAAATCATTTTTATTAAACCCTTCAGGTGTCACTTCACCACCAGGAGGGGGTTCAGGTGGAGGTGATTCAGATCCACCACCCATATCAGGCATTCCACCCATGTCACCACCGGCACCACCAGCATCAGCATCAGCTCCAGCTTCACCTTTTGGTTCAGAATCTTTTTTACCGTATAATTTATCAATATTATCAAATATTCCAGTATTTGTAATAATCTCTGCGGTTTTTGTTAATTCGGCAGATACCGCTCGTTCAATTCTTTGTTGTTGTAAATCCAATCTAATTTCTTCGTCAGAAAACCCTAATATATGTTTTTTAGCCCAAGAAGCAGATACTGGTGATACACTATTTGGTATTTCTGAAACCGCATCTTTATATAATAATATTTTTTCTTTCCACAATTCAATACCTAATAAATCGGACTGTTTTGATGGATTATTAAGTCCTAATGTAAAGTTTGTTAGTTCATCCTCAAAACCTAATAAAAATAAATGAACAATAGCAATTTTATTTAATTCTGAAATCATAGATTTTTGAATTCTATTTATTGTTCTTGCAAATCTGATATCTAGTACGGATAAGTTTTTACCGTCACCAACCGCCTCTTCAAAACCTAAATACGCTTTTGGTATTCTTAACGCTGTAACTAATTTTTTTTGAATGTATTCAATGTCAGCAATTTCAGATAGGTTGGTGGCACCAGCCAATGTTTCTATTGGACTAGTTGCCGTGGTATCTCTAACGGGAATAAAATAATCTTGATCTACGGCCATTTGATTATATCTCATATCTACATTTCCTGTTGCAGGATCAGATATCTGATCTCTTTTAAATTTATTAGCAACTCTTTGTACGTAAGGATCAACATCTTTATCGTCCATATTACCAACAAAAACTTTAAAAACTCTTCTTTCAGGTGCTCTTGAAACTCGGTATATTAACATAGCATCCTCACAAAGTAGTAGTTGTTTCCATATACGTCTAGCCTTTTCTAACATAGAAGTACCATACGGTAATTTTCTATCATCACCTAATATTCTAAAATGACCAACTTCCCAAGTATTAAACTCCATGTTTTTTTCTTTCCATGTAAACTTTAAGGCATCATTTTCGACTTCTTGGGACTGTTTATCAGGATGAAATCTCATACCTTTTTCTAATCTTTCAATTTGAATATTTGGCATCTGTTGACAACCGACAATTCCTTTTGATGGGTCTAATTTTAAATAAATAAAATTATCACCATACTTACAGGTGTTTCTTGTCCACATTGGTAAATTTGTGTTTATATCCAATTTATTTGTAAACAAATCAAATAATACTGATTTAATTCTTTTTGATTCAGAATATATTTGTAATATCTGTCCATCTTGATCTGCTGTGGTAGATTCTTCAGCATATATATCAAGAGCTGCGGATATCTCTGGTGTGTACTCCATACTCTCATAATCATAATATGATGCTAACCTTGTTGGCTCATAAAAAACCGCTTGTTGATATAAATTACTTTCTACTTTTTGCCATTGTTTTCCAATATATACTGTTTGTTGAGCTTGTAGTTTTTCTTTTTCGTATTCTGCCTTATCGGTTGTTTTTAATAATTCTTTTTTATCAAATTTAAATACTGGTGATTGTTGGTCTAATTGCGAGTTAGGACCAAACGCTTTACCTAATCTTTGCCAAATGGTTAATTTTTCTTGTGCCATAGTTTTTTTATTTAAAAAATAGTTATATAGAGTTTAAATTAAACCCTTTTATTTCCAAATAACCATAAATATTTTTGATAATCACTTTTAGTAGCATCATTTTTACCAAGGTAAAAATGATTATCAATATTTGATGGAATATTTGGGTTATAGTTTGCTGAGGAATCTTTATATTCTGTTTTTTCTGTTGTCCAAGAATCTAACATAGCTTTTGTTTGTTCCGTAACTTTTTCTAATTGAGCAAATGACGATTCACCAACATATATTGCCATAGCAAATGCCATTATTAAATCATCATGTTGACCTTTTTGGTGGTCAGGTCTACCACTAACATAAACAAACGTATTTAATTCGTTAAATAGTCTTTGTGACTTTAAAGAGAAGTCAAACCTTAACGCCTCCTCAAGAGCTTGTATTATTAAAACTCGTTTAGAATTAAAATTAATTCCAGGAATTTTATCTTGCATTTTAGGATCCCATTTCCACTTATCCGCAGGATTTATTCCGTCAACATAAAGATTTTTATACCCCAATTCTTGAAGTTTTCTAGAAGTAGAAACCCCCATACCTCCAGTTATGTCAATAACAATAAATGACTCATACATTGTTCCCCATTTAAAAGCTATTTCAGCTAATATATCTGGAGGAACTTTACCTAAATATTCTAAAACCTGTTCTCTACTATCAAAGTCAATAATAGATATCGTACTAAAATCTTCACTATCCCCTCTAGAAACATCAACACCCATAATATATTTATGACCAACTATTGGTTCTTTCCATTGCCAAATTGCCCCACCCATAAATTTATTTATAGGTTCTTCAATATGTTTATTTTTTATTTTTTTCATTGTTTCTGGAGGAATTACACTATCTCCAGAACCCAAAAAATTACATTCTAATTCTTGTGATATTTTTCTTTTATCAAATTTTAATTTTTTTGACATAGACTCAAACCAAGAACTATAGGCCTTATATCCGTTTTCTAACTTTTCTTTAATTTCAATTAAGTTTCTATCGTTAATTTTTATATCCGAGTAATCAATTATTATTTCATTATCGTTATAGTCATTACGATTTAACATATAATGAATAATATCATCACACTTAATTAGTTTTAAATCTTTAGAGTATCTAGGATCCCTATACCAATACATTTCAGTTATTGTAAAATCATTCATACCTTTTATTGCTTGGGTATATATACTGTAATATATTGGGTCAAATCCGTTAGGTGTTGATATTACTATAACTTTTCCACCTGTTGATAGTGAGGCCATACAAGCTGACCAAAAATCTTCATCAGCATTTATATAAGCCGCCTCATCAAATATAAGTATTGTTGGCGTATATCCTCTTAAAGCATCCTTTGATGTTGCCACAGCCTTTACTTCACAACCATTTGTTAATTTAAAATGTCTCTGTGAGTTTTTTTCAATAGAAAATGTAACACCCAACCAACTTGGCCATTGGTCAACAAACGCCCTAACTTTATTTGCCATTTCAACCGCAGTATCCATTTTATTTGCGATTATTAGAATTTTTTCTGGTTTTTCTTTTCTTGCAAAGACTAATCGTTTTGACGCCCAAGCGGATGTAACTGTAGATACTCCAGCTTGTCGGTACTTTAACGCAATATTTTCTTCAGACGTATCATAATCTTTAACTAAACTTATTTGATCATTAAATAATTCTAATGGGACGTACTTAGATTGAGTGTTATCGTAAGTTTGTAGGTAGGTTTTAAGTGCGTATGGTGTATCGTTATAACACTTAGCGTATTCTAATAATACTTGTTCTTTTGATAACGACATTCATTTTTATTTTTTTCTTTTAATCGCTGACAGTAACTCACTTTTTGTTAAATGTGGTGGCATGTGTTTTTGAATTAAATTTAAAATGTTTTCTTCTAAACTAACAGAATCTTTTCTATTATCGTATTTACCACCATATATAGGTAATCTTGTATTTTTTTTAGGTGTAATAGATT